TTGGCTTTTGTCACTAGGATCTAATATAACAAACATGCCTCCCATATCAATATTGTTTTCGCAAACATATATTAACTCATCAGGAGCTGTAATAGGAACTGTAAAGGTGATAGTACCTGTCTCAACTGCATACACCATGCGCTGCACATTGTTACCGTATGTATCCTTTACCGTAACAAAAACATCAGTTGTTAACGTTGGTGTAATATATCGATCAGTTATCCCTTCAGATCTTTCAGTTTTAATAATAAACGGACTACCGATACTATCAATTTTAAATGTATATGTATGCCCTCTATATAACGTGATTACTGGATTTTGTGTTAACCCGTCAGGAGAAAATATATAAGTACTACCGTCAACTGTAGTATTTGCTGTTACTTGATATGTACTAACTACTGTAGCGTTAGTACTATTAAAGATTGTAACAGTATCAGGACCGTGAGGCATCCAATAGTAATTTTGAAAGTTAACAAATTTATCCCAATTAATATGAGGATTCCAACTATAAAATTCTTGAAAGTTTAATCGAGAATGATCTGAAACATTTGCACCAAAAACTATTAATTGGTTAATATAGTCTTGATAATCTTTTAAAAATACAGTATTATCAAGCTCGTCGTCAATTACAAACCCTGGTTCTAATTGGTAGTTTTGTCTAACTGCATTTGGCGCATCAACAAACACATCTGTTGACACTGTAGATTTAGCATACTGTCTTCCAATATATCCACTAACTTTTTTAACTTGGCCTGATTGGGTAAGTTGATTAATTGTCGAATGCAAAAACTTTTTGTTAGCATCGGTTCTATAATGCCTAGGTAAAAACGATGCAGATGTTGCTTCGTCACTTGTATCAGTTTGTTTAAATCTAGGTATAATATTTTTATTAGCCATTAGTTACTCCCATAGGTTGAGCTAGTTATAAATTGTCGAGTTAGTGTATTATTATCAATAGATAAATTTGACGATTTAATGTTTGTTGCAGTAATTCCTGAAATAATTTCAATGTCGTTAACAGTTGCACCGCTAACTAAAATTTCATTACTCTCTGATTTTATTTCATACAATCCGCCAAAATTAATATCTGAATGTTTAGGTACAATTACAAAATTAGATACGTACGGAGAAACTTTAGTTACAACATATGTTACTAACTCTGTAAAAAAGAAGGTATCTCCAAACTCCCAATTATCTAAAGAAAAGAACTCGTTAATTGCCGATATTACTTGAGATTTAACATCGTTATCGGATACTACTTGACCTGGTGTTTTTGTAATCTTAAACGTTGCTTGTAACTCTAATGCTGCAGCTGATCCAAATAAAACTTTATAATTAACCGGATGATATATAACTTCATCCGAAATAGATTTAATTAAATTTAATGTAGGTGCTACAACATTATACAATTCATCCGAGCTTGGTGGTAATGGTCTAGTTATAATTGATCCATTAATCCATTGTCTAAACAACATGTCATACGATTTAGTTAACATATACACATCGATAATGTTACTTGCACCGGGATCAATTCTTGAATCATAACTTGCTGCATGTTTATATTGGAATTTTAACTTATCTCGCCCTCTGTATACTTTGTAATCTGTTGATATTACTAACATTCCGGTACTATTAGCTTGTTTTACTAAATTTGTATTAACAAAATAATAATATTTTCCCGGAATGCTAATATCCAACTCGTCTATTACTATTTCAACAATATTGTTAGTATTACTAATATATCGATAATCATCTTGACCTTGCGATATTGAATATCGTTCTTGCACTATAAATGCATGTTCGTTAACTGTAGTTTGAACAATTGTATTAAACAGTTCAGGATTATCAACTACTCCGTCGTTATCGAGATCAGAGAACGAAATAACAATTTTTTTATTGTCAACATATCCATCTAATCCAATATACTCAGAAACAACGTCCCACGAGAAATCAGTTGTAAATGGTTTAGTAGTTTCTGGATTAGTGTTTATACTTAAAACACTAATTTTGTCTCTTACTACTGAGTTTGAAACAGTTTTTGATAATACATCATTCTTATCATAATAAAATCTAAGTTGTGCATCGCTTTCAAAAATGTAACGAGTTTCTCGACTTGTTACAACATAATTCTCGTTATTGGTAGTAAACAACAGTAACCAACTTGCATCTTGTTGTGTTCCTGAAATATCACCTTGCATACTTAACGTAAATGAAGATAAGTAATCTATGTCAGCTTCGTAAACAATTTGCCAACTTTGATTTAACACATTGTAACTCAATGCAAATGCTTTATTCTCAAATATTAAATCAATAATAGTTGATACTATACTAGTATCTAACACTGATCTAAATTGAGGAATAATTTGATGAACGATTGCACCAGTAGGTACCTTAATGTTTAACGTAATTCCAGTAGCCGATGCGCCTGCTACTGTAGTGTCAACAGCAACAACCGATGCCCATAAGAAGCTAACTGCACCGGCTATACTTGAAATGTCAACACCTGTGGGTAATTCTACTAATGCATTTTGTAATTTTGTATCAAAGTAATATTGTGCTGAACTGTTTGTAGGAGTTAAAAACTTAATTAATGCACCTGTTCTAATATATTGCAATTCGTTTTTATTAGCTTGATATTGTCCAACTTGAGCCACAACTCCGTCTGATGTAATACTTCCTGTTGTTAATACATTAGCAACCCATGCAGTTACTACGCTAGTTCCTAATACTGGCAAATTTGTGTAATGTGAATAATAATAATTCCGTAACGCACTTCTCTTAAGAATAGAGTTTACAGTGTTATAAATAACTCCTTCAATATCAGTTTTAGTAACATATGAGAACGAATTTGAAATTTGATAATCTTCTGTGTACAGTACACCATCGTCTGCAAATAAATTTGTAGAACTATATTTTCCCGTTGGGTCAACTAAGTCAAAATATCTGCTGATTCCACTTGACGACCGATTAACTGCTTTTACTTTTAACACTTGTTGACTTACACTTAATGGTGCAATATTATAATCTTCTCCTGTGATCATTCTGTTTTGAGTATAAAATGTAGAAGGGGCGTTTGCTTTAATATGTGCATTTGTTTCTGCGGCTTCGGCATTAGTTACAGACGATGCTAACGATAATGTTATTATTAACGTTTCTGTCTTTCCTATATTTGAAACATATGGCACAGAAATTGTTACATTTTTAATGTCTCGTGGATTGATTGAATATGTTATTCCATTACTAGATCTGTAATACACTTTAAATGCACCTAGTGGTTTATTACCAAATGTTCCGTCACTAAAGTTTAAACTAATTGCGTCACCTGCTCTAGTAGTTACACTGTAAATATTTCTAATATTTTTGTTAATACTGTTGTAAATAATATTGTTAGCTTCAAAATTTGACACTTTAGTCCATTCTTCTAACTCATTTCCATTTTTATCTAACCTGTATAACCAAACATCCGAGTTATTAATCCCAGTAGTGCCTACGTCTACTATTTCATTGCTCCTTGGCTGAGTAACTGTAAACTGAGAATTTGCTAATGTACCTTGTGTAAAATTTAAAAAAAATCCAGACCCTGCACTTCCGTATCCTTGACCGTCATTTCTATAGATGCACGACAATCGTTTACCAGATTTTGGTATTTCTTCGTAAATATAATTCTGCCCGGCAAATGTTGTGCTAGTAACTTCAAAGTTCATTATACGACCAGCAACGGTTTTTGTAAATGGGTAAACAGGAACACCTGTTTCCGAGCTTTTTAATGTATACTTCTCAGTAGGAATACCATAAACAGTAGCTTTATCTGATGGATTTCCAAACTGCTGACTGATATCCATTGCACCATTTATTACTTTAATAAACTGATCATACCAATTAGAATTTGACGAATCATTCCATACTATAATTTGTCCGGATAAGTTACGACCATTACTGTCTAAAATACTTTGGGTTGTTTGAAGGGCTGTAAATTTAAGCAATCCATGTGCAGCAACATTTCTGCTTGCATTATAGCTGATTAATCGTGCTAGTCGTAATACACTATCGCGACGCTCTGCTAATTCTAAAAAGTTTTCACGTGCATTTAAGTCTACTCGAAACGCTACACTTTGTCCTAAGAACGCAATTACGTCAATTAACGCTAGGTATTCTGAACTTTCAATGTAATCATTAAAATCCTCTGGATAATTTTGGCGAATATAATCAACCATTGTACGCCGTAAATTTTCAAAATCATAACTTTGAAAGTCTGCGTTTCTAAAAGATTGGTATACTTTTTTCCAATCTTCAGCTACTAATAATCTGTTCTGTCTGTCGGTTGCACTCATGATATTGTCCTAATAATAGTATTTATTGATTATATTAACCATGCAGTTTATCTTGTACTTAAACCGTTATCTTCATCAAATCGTAACTGTATTGTTTCTGTAAGATTGTAAATTGAATACGATAACGTAAACACAAGTTGAATTCCAGTTTCGTATGTTGATATGTTTGTATCACTAATCTGCACACGAGGATCATAATTAATAATCCTGTTTACATCTTCTACAATTATAGCTTTAGTTTCTGCTGTCATTGGTTCAAATAACATATCCCATATTATTGTACCAAACGTTGGTTGCATTAATCGTTCACCTTGTCTAATGTGAAAATGATTTAAAATATCTTGTTTAATTAATTCAAAATCATATAAACTATAATGGTCTGCCTTGCTGCTTAATGTTGAAAACCCTTTATAAGTTTTTGGTAAAATAACTTCGGGCTCTTTTGTAATTGCAGGTAATTGTATTCTATCGTATATTTGGGTCATTAAGTTGTTCCTTGATCCTCTGGTGCTTTTACTTTGGCAAAAGTATCAGTTGCAGTTGTATAAATTTTCCATAACTTAGCAGGTTCTTTTAATGCTGAACTAACTCCGTCATATCGCCCGTCTGCATCTCTATTAGTTTTAGCTGATGTATAATCAAGAGGGCTTAAATTTTCATGTTGCGGATATGGTTCAAATGTTGGCACTCGCTTCATTATCGAATCTATAGGCTTCGCTATGTCAGGTAATGTATGAGTTTTTAATGGTTTAGCAGGAGTAACGCTTGCTGATCCAGAATTTAAATTAATGTTTCCGCCATCGATATTAGTATTACCTGAACGTATATCAACGTTTCCAGTAACCGCAATTCCTAACTTTCCGCCAATTGTTAAATTTCCATCTTTTGTTGCTCTAACAGTAAAATTTTTAACTGTTTCTAATTGCATATCTTCCATAGCTTTAATGTTAACGTTTCTACCTGCTTGAAAATTTATATCTCTGTCCGCATGGAAATTAAAATCAGCGCCGGTATGAAAACTAATACTATCTTTAGCATACACATCAATCTTACCATTAGCAGTCATTTCGATCCACGAGTTACCGCTACCGTGAGAAATATAAATTAAATCTTCACTGTTATGTAATAAAATTTGATGACCTGTTCTAGTTCTAATACGAACTAGTTCATTGTGTGGTATTGAATGATCTGAATCTCCCGGTGTCCCGCCAGCCTCAACTCCGACATACGTCGGGCCTGCTTTATTTGCAGGTTTTTCTCTAACAAATTTATCATCACCGTCATCCATTACAAACGTTGATCCGCCTAATCTGCTCACATACGCATTTTTTATAGGATGATCTTTTTTACCAATTGTACCTTGTTTTGCACCTGATGATTTGTCAAGCGGTCCAGGAGTTGAAATTCCAAACACCATACTAGGAGTTTCTCTTCGTGCGCTACTAGTAGTTATACCTCGAATGTCATCTTTATCTAATCCTTCCGTTATTAACACTTTTGCAAACGGATGCACTGGCTTTTTAATTTTTGTAGTATCAGCTGATGTATTACCTTTATTTACAGCTTTGTTATACTCTGCTACCGGTAATCGACTTTCGCCGTCAACTACAGATTCAGTAGCTGCTATTCCAGGAACCATAAAGTTTATACCGTCATCTTGAACACAGCCCATCCAATACCCACGTTTTGAATCTCCGTCAATAAACACAACAATTACAGTAGTTCCTGGATCAGGCGGGACCATCCACATTCCATAGCTTTTTTGTGTATTGTTATAATTATTTGGTTTTGTACTTGTATGATCAACACTAGTAACTCCGTAAAACGGACTCATATATTTTACTTGATGGGTTTGACCCGATGACCCGTCATTACCTACATTTCTTAAAATTTCAACTTCTAATCCTCCCATATAGGAAGAATCTAAGTGACTAATTACCTTAGCTAAAAACGGACCAGGTTTTGATTCGCCAGTCGATGCTGGTATATTATCGTGTGTATCGTTCATATCTATCCGTTAATCTAAAAATGTTGCTGCAGCATCTGATATTCCTGTTGCAATATCTTCACCGAGATCTAATAATCCTGTTTCAAGTGCATCAAATGCTTTTTTTGCTAGTTTAAACGGAGATGCCGTTATACTTCCAAGACCAAATGTAGTTTCTGATTCTTTTTCTTTTTCTTGTAACGGCAATCGTTGTCCAGTTAATCGTTGCTCAAACACTCCGCCTTTAAATGTACTAGTAACTCGATTTATTCTATACAATCCACTATATTGCATTATAGGTGCACTAACTTTTTCCCCTGGCGGTTTATCTCCTTGAAACTGATACATGCCGGTACCAAGATAATCAAAGTCTATTGGGGTTTTAAAATTAACTACAATATGTACTTCACCGTTTTGCCAATTAACTGACCCATCGTCGTTTATATTTGCGTATTCTGTCGGTTTAGCTGTATAACTTCCCATACCACTTTGTGCAATAAAAAACGGATCACCTACTATTTTCATATCTAACATAAGCATGTCGGTACCGCGTGTTACTGAATCATGAAACATTCTAGCTGCTCGTGTTACACTAGTATCAGTACCTCCGCCACCTAATTTGTCAGTATTAGTTTTTGTGCCATTGTAATTTACCATAGTAGGCATAGTACCTTGTTCAGGTGCTTCTCCATCGACTTTAATTAAATCAGTCTCATGATCTTGTGCACCTTGTGCTTCTGCTTCTTTAATATCTTGAGAATGTTTTCCTGCATCAGCTGCCATTGATACTGCAAAACTGTTCTCAAGTTTAATTTCAAAATTTAATACATCAACATTTTTTCCAGTAAATATGTAATAATAAGATTTACATGCATTTTTATATAACACATCATATCCTTTTGGTTTAGCATTTGGACCAGGTAATCCTGAACTGTTATGAACATTATACGGAATTACACGATACACTAAAATTTTAGGTTGTGTGCCGGTTGATTTATAATTTGCATCTGACGATATTGTATATACTTGTGTATCAATTCTCCACCATTTTACATATCCTTCTTCAGTCATTGCAGCCGGATCTAAACTTGATTGAGGGAAATTACTTTGCAGAATTACTTGGTTAATTGCATTTGGAATTGATGTATCTTGTCTAAATCTAAAATCATTTTCAGTTGCATTCGGAGTATTATTTTGACGAACATTAACTTTTAAATCTGAATTATATACTACTTCGTCTTTTCCAAACGGTGCATCTGCTGTTTTTTCAGATCCAACACCAACTATTGCTTGACCTATTATGTTACAGTTTGCAGGATCCTGTACTTGTGTGTTTGTTTTTTCACTTTTTGTTACTTTTAATCGTTTATAAATATCATCTTGTGATGCTGAAGACGTTATAGTAGCAGACGAATTATCTTCCGTTTCGCCTTCGGATTTAGTATTACTATATACTTCGTCTGGAAACAAGATTAATATCTCGTCTGGAATTTCAATTACTTTATCTTCTTTAAGTTGTTGTAATCGTTTGTTCCATACTGTTTGTAAACTATTTTCACCAGTCTGCAATACTTCTTGAACTGTTGACCCTTTAATTGACATATCGTTTTTTAAAACAGCATTTTTAGTAGTTAACGCAGAATTATTCCATGCAAAAACACTGCATTGGTATGATGACCCAGTATGGTTAACTGTCATACTTAACTCTTGCCACTTAACAAGAATATGCCTTGTTGCAGTAGGGACTAACCGCATAACTCCGTTATCATCATTACCACGGAATTCAATTGTAATTAAAAATGGTGCTTCTCTCCAATTATTATGTCCTGCTTTCCATGCTGCATCTTGGCATGAAATTGAAAATAATCCCATGCTATACGGCTCAGTTATAGTAAATGTAATATTAGTTGTATTTGTATTGTTACTTCTTTCAAGTCCAATAACACTTTCAATCGATAGGTCATCTATAAAGAAATCAAATTTACCATAGTCTGTTTTAATCCTATTTTCAGGGTCAGTATTGCCAGCTTTAAAAATATATCGTAACCCCGAAGACTCTGTGTCGCCAGTTTGTTTGTCCATTAATACCGACTTGTTTGACATATATGTTTCATCTGGGCTTGCTAAATCGTCATTTGTTATTACTGCAAATCCTATAATGTAATTGTAGCTTGCGTAATCGTGTAACACGTTTGGTAACGGTAACGGAATAGGCCCGATCGTAGTATGTTTGCCTGTAATGCTTTTTGCAAAGTCTGAAATGCTTGTTACAATACTTGATGATGTTATGTTATTAAACGCGGTTGTTGCTGAATCTGTCATATATTATATCCCTAGTGCTACTTTTAATTTACTCAATTGCGGAATATGTATCTGCGTTCCTGGCACAAAATCAAAAATCGGATCTTGAATAACGTCTAAGTTTCGCTGTGTAAAAACCCACCATAGACCTGCATCTCCGTACAAATCAAATGCTAATAAATCAGGACGATGCTTATATTGTATTTCAATAGTATACAAAAAATCAATCACTTCTTCTGATACGGTGCGAATCTTTAAAATATCTAAGTAGTCCTGAGTTACTGGTGTTTTAAACCACGGACTAGTATTTCTGTATTTTGCTATCATATTAAATATACCCAACCCCGTTGTGAAGATACGATCCAGATACAAAGTTATCTAGACTAAACTTACGAGCAGCTGTTCGACTATACATTGGCACTAACGTTACCGTAAATGAACTTTTAGTTGGAACATGTGCAATTCCGCCATCCATTGCTGGGCTCATGCCTAACGAATTAACTACTGTAGCTGCTAAACTGATACCATCTGTTATATCAGTAATTTTACTTGCGTCTGCACCAAATGCTCCGCCTATTGCACTTGCAACCTGCCCAACACCGCTTGCAACTGAATTAACCATTCCGGCAACACTTGTTTCTGTTCTAACAGGTATGTAATCACACGATGCATCTAACGAAGTTTGAAATCCAGTAATTACTACTGGAACATTATTAAAAATGTAACTACCGTATGCATTTAACCTTACAATTGGTGGCGGATTACCTGCTTTAGGATCATTACCTGAAAACATTTTTGTTATTGATCGAAAATAATGCAATGCTGCAATCCAATATAACCCTTGATCAGAATCTTCAACATTCATTGGCGCACTAATTGTAATTGTTCCAGGATCACTATGTTGATACGCATTAAATCTATAATTTGCATGAATTGGTGATAACGGTGTATATGATGCATTTGAATGGATCGATATCGTAGGTGTATATGGGAAAATCATAGCATCTGCTTTTTTTAATGGTTTTAAAACCGGACTTCCTCTAAAACTTGGCCAAGTTGGTAATGACAATCGAACTCGCCAATCGTTACTATCATTCAGCAAGTCTTCAACCATTGCTTTTGTAACTAGTCCGTCACCGATCACTTCTCCTGCTCTTGGGATTGACATAGATCGTGAGTTACTTGCAAAGTTTAATGCTCCGCCTAATGCTGATGCGCCTGCTGATGCTGCGCCTGCTAAATCTGAAAATGCCATTATTATTACTCCTTTTATTGCATTATTTATTTGACTTTGTTAACTATAGAGTTTATAATATATATTGTACATGGAGATACAAACAATGCTTACACCAAAAGTAAATTACTTAAACAACAAGGATATGCTGTTAGAAATTCATAGATCAAAAAGTTCACACTGTGTCTTTACTGATCCATCTTATCATCAATATGACATCATTTTGCCCGGTATAGACAAAATTAATATACGCACAATAGCCGAAGCAAAACGTAATCAAGCAAAAAGAATAGGCGATTTTAATTACATAACTAGAAAAAGTGAAGGCGAAAAGATTAAACAAGTTGACTGTGAAATTGATTATAAAAAGATTTTAAAAGAAAACGTAGTATTTAGAATCATGACATACGACCATATTCCTTTAAATAATGTAAGAAAGAAAAATCCAAAAACAGAAGCAGACAGAAGAGAAAAAGTTAACTTTCCACCGTTTCAACATTATAAATTTATAAACGACGAACTAGTATGCGTAGGTAAAAGTCATTGGAAAGGTGACTTAGAAACTGGACATTTTGATAAAAATGCAGGACAGATTACTAATACATTAGCTCGCATGATGATTAAATTATGCGAACGTTATGCTACTAGAGGTAACGTTAGAGGTTATACATACAACGATGAAATGCGCGGACAAGCAATATTACAACTAACACAAATTGGATTACAGTTTGATGAATCTAAATCAGATAACCCATTTGCTTATTTTACAGCAGCAGTTACCAATTCGTTCGTAAGAGTTATAAATATAGAGAAGCGCAATCAGAATATTAGAGATGATATTTTAGAAATGAACGGAATGAATCCATCTTATACTAGAACAGGATCTGAAGAATATGAAACCGCAATGCGAAGATCAGAGGATTACGAGTGATTGAATATCAAAAAATTTTAACTACATTAACAGAATTAGACAGGCGAGGTCGCCTGTCTTACACTGCATTATTAAAAACACCGTATGCTGAACAAATATCACAAATTGCTATATTGTTATCAAGTACAAATGCTAGACAAATAATTTATCATATTAAACAACAATCACTTGTGATCCCATGCTGTAAATGTAGTAACCAATTAAAATGGCATCCGGATTTACAACAATATCGATTATACTGTAGTGCAAGATGCACTGCAACTTATTCTACTGTTATTAAAAAGAAAAAGAATTTAGAACTTCTAGGAGTCGAATGGCACACTCAAACTGACAATTGGAAAACTAAAGTAAAGTCTACTAGTTTAGAGAAATACGGTGTTGAACATTATTCACAAACTGCCGAATACAAACAACGTGTTATTACTTCTAATTTAGAAAAATATAATGTATCACATGTTATGCACTTATTAGAGACTAAGCAAAAAATTAAAAATACTAATTTAATTAAATACGGCTTTGATAATCCTGCAAAAAATTATAATGTTCAGTCTAAAATTAAAGAAACTAATCTTACTAGATACGGTTGCACTAATCCATTACTAAATTTAGACATTCAACAACAAATTAAAGATACTAATATTATTAAATATGGTTATATTAATCCTCTAAGTAATGCCAGTATACGAGAAAAAAGCGTTGCTACTAAACGAGAACACTATTTTTCTGCAGATACATTAGAAAAACTTACAAACGCATCTTGGCTAGAAAATGAACAGCATTCAGGTAAAACTGTACACGAGATTGCTAATGATATAGGTATTAGTTCTAGTCAACTATGCAAAATTTTTCATTCATTAAATATTAATATCGTCCGGCATTCTGCAAGTGAATTAGAACGAAGATTATACTTGCATTATGATCAAAAAGGTGTTAAAATAATTAAGAATAATAGAACTATAATTTCACCTAAAGAATTAGATTTATATTTTCCAGACTATAATTTAGCAATAGAAATTAACGGATGTTATTTTCATTCAGAACAGTATAACAAAACACAGCTGTATCATTTACAAAAAACTAATGCATGTATATCACAAAACATTGCATTATTACAATTTTGGGATACAGAAATTAATGAAAAATGGGAACAAACTATTAATTTAATTGATAGTAGATTAGGGCTACATTCTAAATTATACGCAAGGCACACTAACCTGCAGGTAGTTAATTCAGCTGAGAAGGCACAGTTTATATCAACTCATCACCTGCAGGGAGATGTTAACAGTTTAATTAACCTAGGTCTGTACGATACTACTAATAGATTAATTATGGTTGCAACGTTTGGTAAGCCAAGATTTACTAAGGCTTCTACATTTGAACTATTACGGTTATGTTCGTTATCAGGTTTACAAGTAGTAGGCGGGGCAAGTAAACTTATTAACCATTTTGTTAAATGTTATATGGAACCCAATGATGTATTACTGTCGTATTGCAATCGTCGTTATAGCACTGGTAATGTTTATTACAAATTAGGTTTTACGTTAGAATCCACATCACCACCGGGATTTTTTTATATTGATAAAGCCGGAAAGTATGCAGGTTCACGGTATCAATGGCAAAAACACTTAATGAAACACAAACTATTAACATTTGATAACACATTAACTGCATCACAAAATATGGAAAACAACGGGTTTTTTAAAGTTTGGGACTGCGGACAACTAGTATTTAAATTAAAAAAATAATGACTATGAATAATACACTGGATATAGCACATCCTGCACTTGATGATGCTTATCAAATTCTTAAAGAAGAACACTTGGATGCTAAAGCTAGTTATATTGAAAA